CTTCCGATCTATGAAGTATAAATTCCTGGAATGTGTTTATTATTTTCAATACCTTTACCGTCAAAAAATTTAATCGACCAGGTAGGAGGATATGCCATGATCACGTCGGTACCGATCGGATACATTTTTTCTTGAAATGTCCGTATAATTTCTCTGGCGGCATACGAATCTTTTAAGGTTCTGCTTACCAACTTAAAATTAAATTGGAATGAACGTATATTAGAATTTTGAAAGGTCGTATTAGTATTTGGAGCAATTACTTGCTTATTTGCAAAATCAATCACGTTTGCGACCTGTTCTTGTCTAAGAAGCTGTCGTGCGGCAATTGATGCTGCTGCCGCTACATTTGCACTTTTAGCTTTTGCTAAAAGTTCATTTCCCGCGGTTTTAGCCCCTGCCCCAATTGCGTTTGCTAGATTACCCTCTCCAGCAGCAGCAACCATACCCTTTGCCGCAACATCGCCTAAAATTCCTAAATCAATCGTCGAATACGTCATCGAATCGGAGAAAGTAAGACCCTGTGGGATGGGAAAAAAGATAGGTTTAGCATCATTATCCGCACACGTAAAATTGACACAGGGCCAAGCCTTAAAATCATCTCGGAGTTCTTGGGGGAATGCTAGAATAGAAGACATAAATATCTATTTATATGACATATAAGGGCACCTTCACACCTAAGAATCCATCCAAATATCGAGGCAATGTGTCGAACATTGTCTATCGTTCTCTCTGGGAGCGACAGCTCTTTAGATGGCTCGACGAACAGTCATTCATTGCGTCATGGTGCTCGGAAGAGGTTGTGGTACCGTACCGCTGTAAGACGGACGGACGGATTCATCGGTACTTTGTCGATGTCAAGTTTGAATTTACCGATGGGCGCGTAATGTTGATCGAGGTAAAACCCAAGAAAGAAGTGAGTCCACCCAAGAATCCTGGTAAAAAGACTAAGAGATACATTACCGAGGTCATGACATATGCAAAAAACATCTCTAAATGGGAAGCGGCAACCGAGTACGCGAGCGACCGAGGGTGGATTTTTGAGATTTGGGACGAAGACATGCTCCGTAAGTTGGGCATTAAGATACTCTAAACACATATAAATAGAACTAATGCCAGTCTCACTCTTCACAACACTTGAAAAAGAATTCAACTCCACGGGGTTTGAAAAGCGTTCGATTGAGGCAAAGGATTGGTTCATTCAGAGAGTAAAGGAGCTAAATGGTAGAATCAATCGTAGGGCGCTCCTCAACGACGATAAGGTGCAACAGCGTTCAAAGGCAATTTGGGGCAATATGTACATGTTTGCCTATGATCCTAAGTTCAAAGAGGAACTTCCGTATTACGATAGATTTCCGTTGGTTTTAGTAATCGGTCCCGCGACCGGAGGTTTCCTTGGTCTCAACCTACACTACCTACATCCAAAGATCCGGGCCAAATTTCTTGATAAACTGCTTGGCACCCTTTCCGATGATAAACTTACAGAGAAAACTCGGCTCAAGATTCGTTATAGCCTCCTTGCAAGTGCCCGAAGACTCCGTGAATTTGCACCTTGCCTCAAGCACTATCTTACGGGTCATATGAAAACCCGCCCATCTCAGGTATTCGCACCCGACTGGGAAACAGCAATCTTCCTACCAACCGAACACTTTAAAGGTGGCACAAAGACTCAGATTTGGTTGGACTCTCGCAAACAGTATTCCGCGCGATAATTTATGTCATCAATTAACGACTTAAAATCCCAGTTAATTAAAAGAAGCGGTCCTGCTCATCAGAATCGGTTTAAGCTCATGGCCACGCTACCACCGGCGGTGAGGTCACTTACAAACTCAGAGGATCTAAATATCCTATGTGAGAATTGTACACTTCCGGGAAGACAGATCAATACCTTCGACTATCAGCTATTGAGACAGTCTATTAAAATTCCGAATGGATACATTAACGAAGATGTAAATTTTACTTTTCTTCTTACAAACGACTACCACATTAAAAAGGTATTTGATCTTTGGTCTTCAAGCACCATTGATTTTTCAACATACCGAGCCAAGTACCTTGATAGTTACGCTGGCACATTTGAAATTTGGCAATTGGATAAAAATGACAGAAAGGTTTATGGTGTTCGTTTAAATAATGCATTTCCTATTTCTCTGACGGGTATTGGTCTTGACAATAATGCAGAGAATACCATTCAGAAATTTAATGTAACAGTAGCATACGAGGACTTTGCTACAATCTAATTAGTCCTCATTGAGTGAATCACTCTACAAAATCATAATACTATGGCACTACCAATCATTGAAACACCGAAATATGAAACAAAACTTCCTTCCAGCGGAAAGAAGTTGGTCTACCGTCCGTATCTGGTAAAGGAAGAAAAGATCCTAATGATGGCGATTGAATCTGAGGATCAAAAGCAGATTATGCAGGCAATGAAGGATACTATTGCTTCCTGCACCTTTGGTAAAATTGATCCCAATACCCTACCGATTTTTGACCTGGAATACATTTTTCTAAAACTACGTTCAAAATCCGTGGGCGAAGTTGCCAAAATTGGTATCAAGTGCACAAGTTGTGAAAAATCAACTGTGAATGAAGTAAATCTTGATGAAATCGCTGTGAATACAGAGAACGCTCCGTCCAATAAAATTAAACTGAATGACAAAATCGGAGTTATCATGCGTTGGCCCGATGTAAATTTCATTACGGAAATGACGGGCAAATCAAAGGTCGAACAAAAAGCTGCGGCATATGACGTGCTTGTTCATTGTATTGAATCCATTTTTGATGACAAAAAGGTATATCCAACCTCAGAACAGTCTCGGGAAGAGGTTATTACCTTCATTGAATCATTGAATCAGGTCCAATTCCAGAAGATTCAAGAATTCATTGAGGCAATGCCAAAGCTTGAACATGAAGTTTCTTTTACCTGCAAACACTGCCAACATGAAAACAAGGTAATGCTCAGAGGACTCCAGAATTTTTTCTAATAGCCCTCTCCCACGATACACTGGTTAACCACTATCAAACGAACTTTGCAATGATGCAACATCATAAATACAGTCTTACAGAACTTGATCATATGATGCCTTGGGAGAGGGAAATCTACGTTTCACTATTAGTTGAGCATATCAAGGAAGAAAACGAAAGAGCTAGAAAGAAATCTCAAAAATAACAACACCCATGGCCGACGATAAAGACAGCACATTTAAAGATATTCTATATCAACTTCAGGTTGCGAATGAAGGCATGTTTGATAATATCTCGGTACTCAATAAGATTGAAAAACTTCTTGATGTGGGAAATATGCAGTCGTTGGCTTTCCAAACCGCCGAAAAAGAGGGTCCGAAAACTGAAACATCGGACGTCGGCGATAATAAGGAGGTTGTTGCGGGATTGAGTTTTCTGGCTGATATAGGCACCTCAAGTCTAAAAACTCTAAACAGAATAGACTTTGCATCAGATATTACGATGCAAAGAATTGTGGAAATGACGGATGCAGCAAAAGCAAGCGGTCTTCAGGCATTAGAAAATAATAGGGAGATGTTTGAAGTATTTGAAAAAATTCAAGAAGCTCTAAAAAACAAACCAGAAAACCCAGAGAAACCAGACAAATCAGATAAACCAGAAATGAGTTGGGCCACATGGGCAGTTGCCGTGGGTGCAGCTCTATTGGGTTTTGTCGAAGGCTTTGTGGCAGAATTGGCAATTCAAGCCAAAGCTCTATTCACTAGACTCACTAAACTTTTAGACTTTGGTCCTCTATTAGCAAAAATTAAAGGTTCAAAGTTTGTTCTTACGATAACAAGAGCATTTGAATCCATTGTTTTATTTGGCGAACGTCTTGGTGCCAAAATGGGTGACTTGTTTAAGATGTTCAAAAACTCGAACTTTGTTACGAAAATTACCGAAGGATTCACCAAGGTTTTAGATATCGGTAAGGACTTTGGTGCAAAGGTTAAAGGTATTTTTACCTCAGTTAAGAGTTTCTTTACTAATATAATACTAAAAATTAAAAATATTGCAACAGGTATTTCTACGGCATTTGCTCCGGTAAGAGCTGCATTTGATGCGGTAATGAAATCTTTAGGGTTTGTGGATGAAGGAGCAAAATCAGTAGGTTTCTTTGGAAGAGCCATTAAAAGTATATCGGAAAAATTCGGGTTCTTAAAAAATATTGCAACTAAATTTTTTGGATTGGGCAAAGCATTTGGATCATTTCTAGGAAAATTCATGAAATTCATTCCTGGCATAGGAGCTGTTGTAGCAGTTATTGTGGGTATATTTGATTCAATTACAGGCTTCATCGATGGGTTTACAAAAACCGAAGGCAGTCTTATTGATAAGATTGTGGGCGGACTTAAAGGTGGTTTAACCGGACTTGTTAACGGTTTAATTGGAGGTCTCCTTGATATGCTCAAGGGTGCAGTTTCATGGATTGCAAAGGCTCTTGGTTTTGACGGTATTGCGGCAGCCCTGGACAGCTTTAGTTTTAGTGAAATTCTCGGTAAACTAATCGGCAATCTTGTCGATGGTGTTGTAGGATTCTTTACCGATCAATTTGCGGTATTTAAAGTTCTATTCGATAACATTAAAAAGATGTTTAGCGGAGAGATTGATTTTAAAACGCTATTCCTTGAACTAATGGGTGGTATCATTAGAACCTTATTGGCACCAGTAAATGCCATTGGCAAATTAGCTGGGTTCGACATTACCAAGAAGGCTCTGAGTCTATTGGGCCTTCCAGATACAGGAAGAACCGATGTTGGTGGTACTCCTAAAGCTCCAAAGGTTAAAGCCGATGCAGAAGTAAAGCCGGGAGAAAATGCTACTGAAACAAATACCGTAACAACTTCTACATCCGAAAGCATTTCTCTATCCGACAGAGAACGTCTTGAAAAAGAAGCACTCACTTCTACATCTGCGCTAGTAACAAATAATTCTATAATTGCCGCGCCGGGACAAGTTCAAACCTTGGTTGCACCAGCAGACATTAATTTAACACCAATTGCAAATGTTAATGCGCCGATGGTCGGTAGCGATGCCGAAGTTCTAAATCGCTATGCCGAAACTGCTGAACTTGAGGCTCCGATGGTCGGTAGCGATGCCGCAGTTCTAAGTCGCTATGCCGAAACTGCTGAACTTGAAGCAATTGATAGTCCTATTGTCGGCGCCGAAATGAATGCACTTCAGTCAGACACGGCTCAAGCAGAAGCAGAACGTGCATCTACTCCTATTGTGATTCCTGCACCTGCATCGGGTCGAGGTGGCGACCGTAAGGTTATCAATAACTCACAGGCAATTACCTACAACTCCAATAATATGCCCGACCGTACGGGCTGGATGTTGACTCCACAATTCGGGTACTAAAAAGAGGGTCCCCTTTCGAGGACCCTCTCATCATAATATAAAGATCAAGCCGATACGGATTAGTCTTCCTTTGCTAGCTTGGCAAAGTAACTAAGGGTGTCCCCTGTATC